AAAGTGGAAAATTTTTCGTATATTTGTAAAACAACTATAAATTATGCTCACATTAAAAAACAAAAACAAACTAATAGGTAAACCTATTGATAAGAAAAAATACTATGTTAGTTCTATTATGGAGTCAGATACTACATATACATTTACACTCAGATCCCCAAAATATAAAAATGTATTTAAAATCCAGATAGATAGAGAACAAAGAAAATTCAAAGTTATTAACGATGCCACAGTAAAATACTACATTAAAAATATAGATAATGGTATTAGAGGTTATATTGGGCTGGATGAAATACGAAATATAGATAAACTGATTGATAGACTTAGAAATTACGGAATAAAATAAAAACAATAAATTATGACAACAGATGATTTGATATTTTTCGGTATATTTGGCGGGTGTGTATTGCTCGTAATATATTTGGCTTGGGATGGATATAGACAATTAAAAAAATAAGTTTATGAAAAAAAGTTACATTGTATTGGTTACCTTATTGGTAACTCAAACACTATTATTGGTATGGGCAGAAAATATTAGTGTAAGAAAATTTGAAAAAGAAAATAATCTTTTAAAGAAAGAAATTGAATCGGTTAGTGGATTGCAATCCAAATTGGATAGTATGCAAAGTGAAAATGATATTATACAAGAACGATTGCATAAATATGATATGACTCTATCCATATTGGAAGATGAAGATAGTGATACATATTCAACTTTTATTAAACAAATGGTAATGTTAGATTAAACTAATAATTTATGAGTAGATTAACTATTAAAAACATAAACAAAATTGTAGAGAATAATTGTCCGTATGGAGAATTGGAGATTTTAGTAATTGGAATGAGTCAGGAAGAAAATCAATATAACTTTCGTGTACTATCCTTTAAACTTAAAACTGAATTTGATATATCATTAAAAAGATACGGCGATTATAGTAATCAAGATAAAAAATATTTCTATTGGATTAAAGGGTATCCCGTAAGCGGAAGTGCAAAATGGTTATCAGATAAAATGAATATGTTAAATATGTTACATTCAACTATTGAAAGAGCTAAAAAATAAATCATAAAATATGAAACTAACAATTAAAAATATAGATAAGATTAATCGGAGTAAAATAAAAATATGGATTTAATTTACGGAATAATATATGGTATATTAGCACAGATACTTACATTCTTTCAACTGCAAGGGAATGTTAAATGGAATTTGTATGAACGATACCCGATAATAGTTTTACTATCGGCAATACCTACAACTTGGTTATTCATAAAATCGGTATATCATATTGTATTGGCATTTGATGGAGACCTATGGCCGAGCCGATTAATAGGATTTGGAATTGGAGTAATTGTTTTTACACTAATGAGTTACTTACTATTCAATGAAACTATAAATTTGAAAACCTTAATATCATTATTTTTATCAATAGTGATAATATTAATTCAACTTCACAAATAATGTTTCTCACCCCCTAATGAATATTAAAAAATAAAATATGCTAACAATACAAAATATACAATACCTAAATAATAGTTGGATGAAAGGTAGTGAAATATACTACATACATTACAAAATGACAACGGACGATAAGTATATAATAAATGCATCCAAAGGTGGAAGCGGACGAGGACTAATAGAAATATGGATTTATAGAAAACATGATGGCAATTTATTTATTGTTGACTTCATATATGAAAAACAAACTCACACTATGTTATATTTGAAAGAGTCATTGACTCCACAAACCTTGATGAAATATATTGAGAAACTAACAAACACATAACGATATGCTAACAATACAAAACGTAACGAAGGTATATAAACAAGATGTAGGTGAATGGAGAATAGGAAAGATACTAACTACAAAATTCGCATACAAATTCATACTATATAACCCAAACGGAAAGCAATTAGAAATCTTTTTAATGAGACATAAAGATAGTATAACAAATACATACGATATAATGTATAATGAGGATAGTAAGCCGGTCATTTTATCCATAAACAAATCCAATGTACAATCACCCGCTTTTATGACCTACACAATAGCAAGATTAATAAAGGTAATATAAAATCAAAAACGAAGCTAATAATAATTCAGCTAATAATAGTACAAGTAGAACAAGTCCAATAAGTAATAAGACAATAGTCCATAGTAATGAATAAGAAACTAACCATACATAACATACATAAGATAGATAACACGAAAATGGATTAAAGAATGCATAGAGAGGGTGTAATCAGAGTATATAATAATAAAACCCCTGTTAAAACGATTATGACAGAGAATAGAGATAGAATAAACGATAAAAGGCATAAGAGCCTGTTAAAAAGAGAACGCAAGTCCCACCTTTGCGTTCCCCTGCGCAGTGCTCACCCACATACGGAGATTACGGAGGTATAACGGATATGGCTAACCGATGCGCGCAGTAAAAAGATTTCACTTTGCGCCGGTTTCGTTTAAGGATGTGCGTTACCGTTATGATAAAACGGGAGACCCATTTAGAAAATATTTAATATGACGTAGGATTGAGTTAGATATTATTTAATCCAATATGTAATCCATTGAATATTATCTAATTAGAACAACCAATTGATTGTCAATGCGTTAGGGCCGGTGTTAATGATAATCAGCCAGTTATGCATTATAAAAAATCATAATGCGTTTTATCACCCACCGCATAACTCGTTGAAAATCAATGGGTTAGCCATTTAACAAAATTTTAACAGTCCTGGCACCAAATATATTTGGCCATATGGAATAATATTCGTAAATTTACTATGTAAATAGTAAATAACTAATCGGAAATTAAAAAAAATCGTTATATGTACAACACTAAAGAGTTTAATGGTAACTATAAAAACCATAATCAGTCTCGTCTCGCTCAACTTATGGAAAATCCTTTCCGTCAGTTTTCCGCTTCGAAAATCGGTATAGGTAAACAAACCCAATGTGTGGTTGAATATACCGATATGTTAGGTAAACTTCACCGCTTTGTGGTTAAGAATCGTAAACAAATGCGTGAAGCGCAAATGTACCTTTCGATATTCAAATCTGAAGAACGCACTATGAAAGCGATTCTTTCGGAATATCCGATTGAAATGGGTCGTATCCCTAAGCGTTTCCTTTCCGAATTGAAACGTGAGTTCAAATCGAAATGGAATGTATCTTCCGCATTCGTTGAGAAATTGGCTGGTTATTAATAACCGGCTTTTTCCTTTTTATCAATCAATTCATTCACAACAATAACACATAGTATATGACAAACAAAAGAATTTATAAGAAAGATTTTCAGATTAAGAAAGTCCGTAGGGTACTTAAAACCCAATTTGGTAATTTCGGTGCTTATGAGGCTTACAAAGTTACAGGCCCAAACAATACAAAAAAGTATTTCATTACACGCGAACACGCAAAATCGTACATTGATAAAGTAACCGATACAACAATTTAATTAGTATTTGTGAATCATGATAATTTAGGCCCGTCTATTCTTATTCGGGTTTTTCTTTTAACAACAAACAAAAAATATATAGTATGAATTGGAACAAATTAGAATTAGGATTAGAGAGAATGAGTATTGATGAACTCAGAAAGGTAAATAGTTATGTAGTATCGCTGATTAAGGAACGTAAAAGTGAATTGGTAGATGATATGAAAGAGTTTCTGAAGCCCGGTATGACCGTTACCGTTAGTAAGCCAGGTGCTTGGTTCAATGGTAAGAAATTCGTAGTTAAGAAAGTAAATCGTTCAAAAGCATTGTGTTCGTATGGTGGTGCTAACTATAATGTACCTATTTCAATGATATCCGAATTTAAATAATAGTATATGATAAAAACAGAATACCGAAAGTTAGTAGTATATCGGTCAGAGGCTCAACAATTATTAGACAAGTTTGATAAGATTGGTGTAGAGGCAAGTATGAGAGAAACACCGAATGGTAAATGGATAGTAACATTTTTTATATAACAACAAAAACATTACATATGAAATTTTCAGATCTTACATTAGCAGAATTGAACGAATTGTATTATATGGCCACTCAGAATTTAGAACAGGCCAAATCGGATGCTAAACAATATGGTGGCTGGTTTAAAAAGAAACTACCCGTAGCAAAACGATTAGTTCAGGTAACGCAAGATGAATTATATAAGAAGGTAGACGAAATGCAAGAAGCTGAAGCTAAGGCTTTTTCTAAATGGGGTTAATAAAAAAAAAGGTCAGGTGGCGGAATTGGATAGACGCTAACCTAGGCATAGGGAACAGCCTTCGGGTAAGGTGATGCCAAATGTGTTCCCGTGTAGGTTCAAATCCTACCCTGACCACTAAATAAATCAAAGGCCAAATGGCGGAAGGTTGTTAAACGAACTAACGTAAAACATCCAATAGTAGACGCTAGTAAACACGGGCATATATCCCCCTTATGAGTAATGAATAAAAGATAAAGCATTACATTTGTAGGTTCAAATCCTACTTTGGCCACTAAATAGTGAGGTGGCGGAATTGGTAAGACGCAGCTCTATAAACGGGCGGAAAGCAACAATATTGAAAATCGCTTCCAAATACAGGTTCGAATCCTGTCCTCACTACTAAATAAATTAAATAACAATAAATAATTTTAGATGGATATCGTAATAGTATTATTGATAATTTATATCGTTCAAGCTTATTCAGAAGCTCCGAAGGATATAACATTTGACGAGATTGATAAACAAATTAAAAATAAGTAATATGATTAAAGGATATAGGATAATCGAAGGCAACCTAATGGCGGAAAAATGTACATCCGATTTTGGCGGGCCTAATATGTGGTATCTATGCGTTAAAACAACAACTAATAGTTGGGAGGAAGTACAATGGATGAATGTACATAAGATACAACTTCTCTTTAAAGAGAAACTGCCTGTATACAAAGAAGAGAATCCAATTAAAAAATATGAATTGATATAAAAAATAAATAATATGAATAACTTAACAAAGGAACAAATCGTTCAAATGATTGAGGACTTGGGACAAGAGGTGATACATTTCACTTCGATTGGGGATTTCAAATCGGCGCAACGGATAAAGGCTGAAATGGATTCTCTTATTAATGATTTTCAAAACTAATTAAAATGGCTAGGAAAAAACGTAGTGACCGTAACCACATAGTGTATGAAATAATAAACATACTGACCGGTGCTTCATACATTGGGGTTACGGTCGCTGTTGGCCGGCGTTTCAAATACTCTGCCAAACTCCGGTTACAAAAACATTTCTCACGTTCTAAGTGTGAAGATAAACAATGGCGTCTATATAAGGATATGAAAGAGTTTCCAAAGGAAGCTTACGATGTTCGTATAGTAGAGGTAGTCAGAGGTAAACGTGCAGCCCACTCTATTGAGACATGGCACTTACAGACATTCGATTATGAATTAAATAGTACACACAATGGTAAATAAATATGTAGGAATATTTTTAGCAGCTCTTTTGTTTTTATTAGTAGTAGCATTCCTATTTGGATGGCCTTTAATGATATTGTGGAATTGGTTAGTGCCGGCAATATTCGGTTTACCTACCATAACATTTTGGCAAGCAATCGGACTGAATTTATTATCAGGTATATTATTCGGTAAAACTTATACACCAAATTCTAAAAATAATGGCTAATAAAAAAGTAAACAAACTGAAGGGTTTCCCGCGCAACTATACGGTTGTAGCAAAGAAAAAGAAATTTAACCTATATGGATTCGGACCTTCTATGTATGAAGTGTTTGAAGTAACCGGCACAAATGTAGATAAACCCCGATACTTTGTAGATGAAGAATCGGTTCATAAGTTCATTGAGAAATGTGAACTATTAAAAACCGAAGCGAAAGCACTAACAATGAAAGGGTATCAGCATGTAACTGGCGTAGTATCGCAACACAAAGAGGTTATGGCAGCCAAAGATATAGCTGATTGGGAACTTCAAACGGAAGTACCTAATGACCGGCAAGTAGCAAAGAATCCAGAAGACACAGATAAGTAATTTTTAAACATTAAACAATAAAAACAAATTGTATGAGTAAAGTAAATTTAATTAGTAAAGAAGAAGCAGTTAAGAAAATCGAAGATTCAATCAGTTCAATCTTTTCAAAAGAGGATGTTATCGGCCTTATCAAGCAGATAGCTGCCGGCGATAGTGAAGATGATGAAGATAATGAAACCTATACAAAGAAAGAAGTGAAAAAGATGCTTGAAACGGTTAAAGAGACTATTGTAAACAATATTGAATACTCTCTTTCAATAGATGATTTATGTAACTTGGATGATGTTGAACTTTCCCTATCAGGTAGAGAAATTGAATTAGATACATCTAACGTTGACTTAGATACCAGTTCAATAACTGATAATGTAGAAAGCACTATTGATGACTATATCAATAATCTTTAATTTGGTGGATTGAAATAATTTTCGTATATTACATAAAGTAAAACAAAATGAATAAGTACACTCTTTTAATTATCTTAAATGATGTAACAATAACTGAAGTAGTTACTGCAGAAACGCATACAGTAGAACAAGGTGTTTACATTTTTTGGGTACGGGACGAGAAAGATATATGGTGTCACATAGCTATATATCCCACATCCTGCGTCGCTATAACCAGAATAGAACAAGCAGAAGGTTACGCAATTGCTAAATCACCTAGCTCTCTTACCAATCAAGTGAACCAATCTAAGGTGAACAATGTTTTTGATATCAAAAAATTGGACTCTCTTAATGCAGTTAAAGTAACTGAAATAGGGGTAGATAAAAGAGTAAAGAGTAAAAAATAATTTGGTAAAACGAAATAATTTTCGTATATTACATAAAGAAACAAACGAAGCATAGGTAAAAACGCCCGGCCTTTGTGGAGTTTGATTAATTAATAACAATCGGGCAATTTAGTTATGGCTAAGACAATTAAGTCAAAAGTTGAACATCAGGTAACAGAATTAGTAACAAACATCAATGGAGCAGCAACTGCTACATCTGAGCAAAAGCGTGATTTCCTTACATCTCGCGCTATGTACTACGCTCAGCGTTTGAATAAGACGTTGAGTAACGCGAAGATCACCGCTGCTTGAATAGCAGTAGTGCTCTGCGTAAGTTTGGCAAGTTGCCAGAGCGGCACAGAAACGTCAACCGAAATTACTCCAGTAGATTCTACTGAAGTAACGATTGATACCGCTGGAACAAGTCAGACTGTAGACACTGCAACCGCTATACCTAGCGTTCAGTAATCTGATTATCACCGGAGCATCCCGACCGGATATAATGGTTATTCTCCGATTTACTTTACAATAAGCCTGGTGATACTACAAAGAGGTGCCCGAAGGGAGCGCCTCTTTTTCTTTTTAATCTAAATGAATTCAACAAAACAATTATGGTACACCTATCCACTCCGACCGACAAGTTAGGGCGAAGTGAATGTGTCCGTATATGTGATATGACGCTACGATGGTGCCGGCGTAAGCTCGGTGAAAACAATCGTAAACAATATCGTATAAAATGGTACATTCAAAAGCAAGAGCTTGGTGATATGGGAGAGTACGATGGCGATGATCATGAGATTTATATCTTTTGGAACAACAACCGTAATGTAAAAGATTTAATCGAAACATGCATACACGAATACACACACTCATTACAACCAATCCGTACAAAGTATTGGAAGTTCCCAGTCTCATATAGCCGCAACCCTTTCGAGCGACAAGCTAAATACAATGAGAAAAAATATCTGCCAGAGTGCTGGCAGTACATTAACAAACAGATAAATAAATAGATTATGGAATACGCTATAGAAGTATTAAGACACGCTGAATCAGTACTGGTTAAGAAGCTGAAGGCGATGAAGGATGGTAAACCTAAATACGCCGCATCCAATAAGATTAATGAACTAAGAGATGCTATATCATTGCTTGAACAATATGAAGCCGGCATGGACGATATAGAAGAAGGTAGTTTTATTGACCTCTTTATTGAAAACCCACCTAAAGCTAAAGCGTAACGTATGACACCAATAGAGCTTATAACAATCGTTTTATTATGTGCTTACGGACTTCTGACTTTGTTTATGGTGTTTGGTCCTTTCACAAAAAGTGAAAAGGCTTTGAAGTTATTGGCCGGTGTGTTAGTAATATTGGTCCTAATCAATATCATTACATTAATTAAAACATATAGCAATGGACGTTGAAAAAGTAAAAGCTCGTTTGCACGAGGCCGTTAAGATATTCGGTACTGGTGTAGTAGTTGACGTAATTGAATTGGTAAAGGTAGCTGATGCGGACGGTGTATATACTACATTTGAAGATATGGGTATGTATGAACATGCCGAATGTCTGTCCTATTTATTTTGGGAAGATTAAATCGGACAATCCTGATATCCTTAACAAAAATTATTTCACTTAAACCGTATAAACCTATAATCAGTACAGTATATGGCAGTAAAAAATGAAGAGGGTATATCCACAAAAGACCAAATGGATATAGACGAGTACAACAAATGGTGCAAAGAACTAAATGTATCCAGACAGTACTACAAAAAGACCCAATACTACCAAACTGACTACCGCTTAAAGAGAACAGAGCTGGAATCATCCAGCTTTATAGCACTATTGAGTAGAATATATAAAAGGATTGTTATGTAGTTATCCAATCCAATACAACACCAACAAAGAGTAGCTCTCACTAAAGAGATGAACCGCTAGCTTAATCGCTAGCGGTATTCTTATGCCCCTACTACTAACGTATATGAGTAACCGAAAGAGGCTGATTGAATTTCATGTAAATGGTCTAACGTGGATGGTTAAACGCCCGGTCGGACACGTTTAAATACCGGGGCCAATTTTTTCCCTATACGAAACGCTTCCCTGTACACATCCAGATGGGTTGAGGATAAAAATATTTACCTTAAAACTAAAGAAAAAACCGTTTTGGATAATAGTTATAAATGACAGCAGACAGCAGAAAAGATTATAAAAAGACAGTAAGAATGACAACTGACAACTAAAGAAAACTCCACTTTATCAATTTAATTTTATATTTATAGGTACGAATTCGAAATCAGTTGACTGAAGTTATTTATTACTTAACTAAAAACGAATAACGATGGTAGTATTAGATTTCGTTCTAAATTGGCACTTCGGTGTTGGTTTAGTAGTAGGTTGGAAAGTTCTTCCGTACCTAATTGATTTTGTAAAGAGATTTACAAAGTAATTCTGAAAATACAAAAGAAGTGACCCTTACAGAAATGTGAGGGTTTACTTTTTATATTCAGTTAATATTTATTCATATGAAATCAGTTAATGAAATACATAACTTTGCCTGTGATTATATAAAAGCAAACGAATCACAAACAAAGGAATGGAGGACAGTAGAAGGATTAAGAGAGTTGGAATTGAGTGGTTCTATTTCACAATATAGTAAAGAGTTCTTTATGGCACTAACATTAGAACTACCATCACCACATACAATTGATTTAACTCAATACGATGCCTGTATAAACGAAGGTAGTGGTTCGGAAGAATGTTTTTGGAAAGTATATAACAGTAATGTATAACCGATGATAAAACGCAAATTATGAAACTCTTAGAATTAGTAACATTAGATAAAGGTATTGAGAAGGAAATAAGACAATCGGTTAATATGGGGTTTGATAAAATACAAATCGGATTGATAACACCAAAGAAGAAAGGTGTAATGTTAATGAATCGGAACTACGAAGTAAGGGGTGTATATCCAATAGAATACCAAAAGATAATTCAGAGTATAATTGACAATGAAAAAACAAATAATATGAAATTAAAAGAACTATTACAAAAGAAGAAACCTCTCAACGAAGCAGAGCAAGTTGAATTCAATCAACTTGATAAAAACAAACAAAAACAAATAATCCAATTTGAAAAGATTTTAAGTGGAAAGCGTGGACAGATATTCGATGGAATACATGGTATTATAGTGGATATTAAAGTATACGGTAATGGATATAGGTTTGACGCAAACACACTTAAAAAAATCCTTTCAGTAGGTATTCGTTGGATGGAAGCAGATGGTGATACGATAACAATAGGATTCTAAAAAACAAATAATATGAAACTAAAAGATTTATTAAAAAAGGATAACACAATCAACGAAGCAAAATATTCGGAGAAAGACAGTAAGTTAGGACACTTATATGCCAGAGAAGGAATAAAAACAAAGTATGGTAAGGATGTAGTAGAGGATTACGGACAAGATATTGTTGATATGGCAATAAAGATGGCACCAAAAGTGTTGGCACTAAAAAAGAAAATAGAGACATTTGTAAAGGATATAAAAGGTACAAAGGAAGCACAACTATTGGTTCATAAAAAATCAGCAGAATACGGAATGAGCGGTAGTAACGAAGATGCGGCCTTTTCAAATTTATTCGACATCTAATATGTTATCACTCCTAACCATATTAAAAGAGATTCTCAATGAAGCAAAAGAAAGAAGTGTGATTGATGATAAATCAAAAGAGTTCAAGCGACTTCGTCTCTCTCACAAAGATTTCTCCCCATCGGCGTTCTCTAAAGGATGGCCTTCAGATAAAAAATTCGCATTGATTCTAATAAAGAAAGGCGGTAAAGTGGATGTCATGTCGGCCAATAGGGATATCAAAACCGCACAATCAAATCTCTCTTATTGGTCATCAAAGTACGCATATCCTAAAGAAGTAAAGAGTTGGGAAATCATTCCGTTAAAGGCGGTTGAAGTGGTAAAGGAAGCCGATTCCCCAACCGAACGTACACGCCGTTATAATCGTAAGAACCGAAAGAAAGTTCGGGCGTATCTCAAATCAACACAAGACGATAGAGTTGCAAGAAACGGAGATAGAAGGAAAGCGGAGAAGCGGCACGGTAAAGCAAAGATAAAGAATAAGGATATACACCACCCCAACGGACCTAAAAACGGAAATTATAAGATAGTAAAAAAGGATCACGGACCGGACAAAAAGAATGAAGGGATAGCAATGTCTAACGTTCCTCATGACCAAAAGAATATCGCAAATGTGAGTACTCTACCCGATGATACTAAAGAGTGGTTAAAGGATTTAGTATATCGTTTCGGACCTGATAAGGCTCTAAAACCTAATCGGATTGAGGGTTACGACCTAGCATTCCTATTGGGTGTTCTTCAGAGAGCAGAACGGAGTGGAACTGAAAATCTACAAAGGATACGTTGGGTAAGGAGTGAGTTGGGAAAACAAAAAAATTAGTTTATCTTTAAACTAAATAATGACAATATGTTTAAGCAAGATTACTATATTAGGGCATCTGAAGAATTCGGTTGTTCAATAGGTGTAGCAAATACTATAACCTATCGTACAAAAGCCGAAAGTAAAACTGAATTTACACCTGAAACCTTTAAGAAATTAGATGAGGAAATCGGAGTGAATAATATCATATTGGATGCTATCGAAGAAGAGTTCTACCAACAATTGCGTAGAGCGGTATTAATAGGTGAAAGGGGAAAGAATAAACGATTAAAAGAAATAACACTATATAAGAGAGTATATGGCGAAACCCGAACAAAACGCTGACCGATATGTAAAGACCGGTGGAGGATGGAATATAACCGCACAATCTGAGTTTGCGGCACGATTTCCGAATTCCACATTAACCGTTCCACCACTATCTATTCAAAAGGGACCGGGCTTACCTGCCGCACCGCTTCCACTCCTTGAAACCGATGATGTCATTGTGATACTGGATGGGCAACCCTTAGCTTCTCCCGCCACTATTGCTCGAATGGCGGAAGATGAACGAGATAATAATTTTCATACATCCCCTGTTGCACAAGCTTCAACCGTCAAAGGTGCGAAGATAGGAGGAACTATGGGGGTTTTCAATCTATCAACGAAAGGATTTGTTGCTGCTGGTAATATAAGAGATATTAAGAATAAAAGAGCGGGTGTTCTTTCCGTAGATTATTTATATGAGGGTACCCAAACCTCCGGAATTCCTAATAACTTACTCAATCAAATAAATTATACACTCGTCCCTGATAAACCCCGTCCGGCTGATACATTTGCCGTTTATGACCTGAAATTGGGTGGTGATTACGATATTAAACAACTCGTCATTGCTACAAAACAAGATGATTCGTTTTTAGATAGAGCGAAACTGGAAAAGTTCGTATCGGATGTTGGTAATCGTATTATAGGTATGAGGGATGATTTCAATGCTATTAAAGAAACTTTTTTTGCTGGTGCAACTCCACCGAATAATGGATATACTACCTATACTCAAGTTGCTTCTGCTGAAGAACCGGATCCGGATCATAGTGTTACAATAAAAGAATATGAATTGACGGGACTTACTTACAATAAATAACTATTTGTGTAAATTGGTTAAAAATTTCTGGCTTAAAAACCGACTTTCCCCCCAACCCCCTCTCCCTTCTAAAATTGGTACAGTTATTGAATATTATAGTGTAAATAAAAACGAAATAAAATGAAAAAAGAAAATTGCGAAACAAAAACTCCGTTTCAAATTAACTATGTATTAGTTGGTATACTTGCAGCCGCTATAGCGTGGGCAGGATATATAACATTAGAGAAACAAAAGGTGATTAAAGAGAAAGAAGTACAGTATGTTACTCTTACGGTAGAAAAGGATAGTTTGATAACGGAAAAAGATTCTGTATTAAGTAAATTGAAAGCTGCAGAAGAAACAATTGAAAAATTGGAATCTATTAGTTTAGGTGATAGATTTGAGATTAAAAAATTGAAGAAAGAAATTCGTGATATTCTATACAAAACGGATATCACACAAAAAGAATTGGAGAAAGCAAATGCTTTGGTTGATGAATTAAAGAATACAATAACTAATGCAATTGCAGAAAATGAACTATTGAAATCCGATAATCTAAAATTGGTAGAAGAAAAAGTTCAATTGGTAGAAGTTAATAATCAATTGTCAAAGGTTTTAGATAGCACTAAGGAAGAAAAAAAGAAAACAGATAACTTAGTGGAATTAGGAAGTTCGTTGAATGTAGGGGATGTAATCATTTCTGGCATTAATTCTAAAGGTAAATCAACAGATGTAACTGAAAAGGTAGTTAAATTGAGATTATCTTTTACGGTTAATACGAATCGTATATCTTCTTCCGGCAATAAAACTTTCCATTTTGTATTTTATAATACAAAGGGTGTGGTTATCGGTAATCACGGTACAGTAACCACAACGGATGGTGAATTGGTTTGTATAGGTGAGAAAACAATAGAATATAAAACTGGTGAAACTCCAAAAGTAGTTTATGATATTCTAATTAATAATATTACTATCCCTGGTGTTTATAAAGTTTCTATTTATGAAAGTGGAAAGCTTTCTGGTAAAGGTTCTATTGAGTTAAAAGAGAAAAAGATACTAGGGTTTCTATAATCTTGTTATTTACGATTTAAATTAAAGGGGAGTTTAATCGTTCCCCTTTTTTTGTTTATTCTTTTTTATTGCAGGTAATATACGTTTAACGAATAACTTATCATCTACTCCGATATAAACTTCTTCAGAAAAACTAGTTCCATAATGTAGTATCTCATCTTCAAACGTACCAAAGAATGCTGCTATAACTTGTGAATTAAAATAAAATTCTGAATTTTGTTTTGTAAGTAAAATAGCATTACCACCAAACTTCCATCCGATTTTAGTAGAATAGGTCCAACTTTGAATTTCTGAACGGGGGTTGTATTCTATTGGGTTTTTATACATCCAATAATTTCGATTAGATTTTGACCAATTTTGTAAAGATGTTTTCTTTAGGTTATCAATTATATCAGTTGATAAATTACTTATTCCTCTATATACAATAGTTCCATTTGGTTTATCTGGACTAAATACCTTCGGATATTTTTGAGCACCTAATTTTATAAGTTCTATATTTTTCTTTAATCCACCGATACCTTTTGCTCTACTATCTACCCATTTTTCCAATGCGTTATATAAATTTTTTTCTTTCTCTGTATCTTTTTCGGAGCCGGGTTTTGCATTTTGTATCTTTGCTAAATAAGGTCTATCTTTTGGGTCACCAAATACGACATTACCAAAAGTTTTATCTTTAACTTTTTCGTTTCCCTTTTTGGGTGCTTCATGCATCAAATCAAATATAGTATTCATATGTAATAAATATTTGTATATTAAAATATTTTTTGTATATTTAATTATGTAAACCTTGTGTTTAACCTTTTAGTGTCCGATGTGGCATTTGAGTTGGAGAAAGACCAACGAATAAAAGATTATATAACAAATAAAATAAGGAAATTATGAACAAAAGTATGACCTACTTACCCGAAGCGTTTATTACGAAGGGTAAAAAAAGAATTAAACAATTTGCACAAAATGTCTATTTGAGTAATGGTGATAATTACGAAATAGAGTTATTCAATCCTACACAAAAATCAGTATTAGCAAAAGTAAAATTAGATGGTGATTATATCTCAATGGGAGGTATTGTTATTCATCCAGGTGAAAGGATATTTTTAGAGAGGTTTTTAGAAACAAATAATAAGTTTGTATTCAATACTTATAATGTAGATAGTGATAGTGAAGTAATTCAACACGCTATTAAAAACAATGGCAAAGTCAGTATTGAATTTTATAACCAATCTAATCCAAATTGGTATAGTGGTGTCAGTTACACTACTTATAATCCTAGTTTCGTTACTGGTACAACTAATAATACGTCTATTACGTTTACCAATACTTCCTCTGATACTTATCATATTAATAATCCCATTTTTGATGCTTATACAACTAATAATGCTTCCATTGAAACTGGTAGGACGGAAAGGGGGGAAAGTAGTAATCAATCATTCGTAAACTCTAATGAAAAATTTGAGTATTTTACTTTTTATACTGTGAATTGGCAAATCCTACCGAATTCGGAAAAAGTATATACTAAAAATGATATTAAAAGATATTGTGGGGATTGTGGTTCTAAAATTAAAAAATCATCTTACCGATTCTGTCCACATTGTGGATCAGAATTAGAATAAAAAATAATACAAGGTTTACGATGGGAGGAGAAATTCTCCCATTTTTATTTTTTAATAGTTGAGTTTCCTGCACCACCCCTTTGTACAGGTTTATATTGTATAAGTGGAGAAGCACCTAATACTCTTATTTCTAAAGTATTCATTCGGATTGGTAATTGTGGATTTTGTGCAACAAAGTCATTAATTGTAAAATCTAAATTTTTTACACTACCATCAACTTGATTAAGATTATTATTTAATTTTTCTACAGTTGATGTAAGTTTTTCTATTCTTTCATGCGCTTTTTCTATTCTTTCATTTGCTGTTTTTAATTCCTGTATGTGATATATTAAAGCAGTTGTTAATCCAAATATTATAGTTAGAAAATGCCAATACTTAGATGTGAATTCTATAAAATCGTGAAATGTATTTTTTGATTCGTTACTCATTTTAATTAACATTTACATAATCCCAAGAAAAAAATATTCTAGGAGGAGCTTGGTTCGCTATCCACCAAAACGATAAAAATGGAGGTTGATATAACTCTCTAAAATTAATCCAAAACTTAGTTTGATTAAATTGTACATCATTTAAATAAAGAGTTATTCCATTTATATAAGTACCGGCTATTAATCCATTACAATACTTTGATGTACTTTTAAAATAAAATTTATACAATTGCTGTCCATATTGATTAGTTCCCTTACTTCTTGTTACAGACCATAAAAATGATGGTTGACAATTTATTACAGGATATTGTTGAGTCCAACCAATATATGGCCATTCTCTTTTATATTGTTCTTCGATTTCATTTATATAAATAGAATTGGCTCCTGAATTAGCTGGTTGTGCATAACCAATTAAAGATGATAAACAAAAAACGAATAAAAACAATAATTTTTTCATAAAACGTATTATGTCTATAAATATAAAAAACGATTTGGAAATACTAAAAATTATTTGTATATTGAGTTATGAATATTAAAGCGTTAGATAAGATAGAAAAATCCTACGTCAAAAGGGATTGGAGAGAAGTTATAGATACGATTCAATTTACACCCAATCAGTTAGAGAAAATAATGGATACGATTGATACTTTTAAAAAGAATCGTTCTACAAAAACATTGGTTATAGCAAAATACAAAAAATTGCCGATGTACATTACAGTTGAAAGACCGGACTATTTACAACTTTTGGATTGGATAAATGAACAATTCATAAAGTTGGAAATGTATGAAAAATGTCGTAATATTGTAAATATAAAAGAAAAGTTATGAATAAACTTCAAGAGATATTCACAGCGTGGGGTATAACATTTAATCCAAATGAAATTCAAAACGAACTTGCATATGAACGTATTGCTATATGTAATGGATGTGAAAATAAAACTACAAACGTTATAGGAATGAATACCTGTGGATTGTGCGGTTGTGTTTTAAAAGCAAAAGTATTTTCGCCAGTAATGGATGCATGTCCTGCTCATAAATGGTTACATATAGAAAAAAAATATAAAAATATTCTAAAATGATATTAGTACCAGAAACTCCAATTACGGAAAGAAGTTTTGAAAAATGGAAATGTCATAAAATAGAAGTTACTGAAGAAGACGGTATAAATTATCATTACTGGGTAATTCCATTTATAGAAATGGATGAAAACGAAATGGAAAATATAGAATTTATACCATCAATATATTCATCCGCTTCTGATGAATTAGAAGATGATAAGGGTAATCCCTTATACACAATGAAAGTATTTGAAGAAGATTTACCGGCATTAACATCTGAAGAAGAAGTAGAACTCCTATATTTCCTTATTACAAAAAAAGACCTTTTACTTAAAAATTAAAATATGAAACAGAAATCTGAACAAGAATTAAAACAAAATTATGAAAAGTTTATTGCAATTATTAAAAAGTATTTTACGGGAGAAAGATTAGAAAAACTTCTTCATATGTATTCCGAAACAGAACTAGGGGTTAATCTTACTCTATCTCCTGCCTCTGGTTCTACATTTTACCATAATGCATATATAGGTGGATATATTGACCATATATTTAATGTAACTAAAAATGCACTTCGTATGAAAAAATTATTTGAAGAAGCAGGGGGTGAAATTGATTTCACAGATGAGGAATTAGTTTTTACATGCTTACATCATGATTTGGGTAAATTAGGAATTAAAGGTGAAATGCATTACATTCCCAATGATAACGATTGGCAAATTAAAAACAATGGACATGTATTTAAAAGAAATGAAAATATTTCCTATATGACATTAACAGATAGAACCTTTTATACTCTTAATCATTATGGTATTCAATACAATGAAAAAGAATATTTTGCTATCAAACTTACAGATGGAATGTATGATGAAGATAATAAAAAATATTTAGCAGGACATGATATTAAAAAACAATTAAGATATAAACTTCAATTTATCATGCATTGGGCAGACCATATGAGTACAATTATAGAAAGACAAAATTTCACTAAATAAGACAAATTGTCTTATAATTTTGCTATGGTACAATAATTGAACAATATGATATGTAAAATCAATTATTAACCAAAAAACAAAAATTATGTTTTACGAAACTAGAACAGACAAATTATTCAACAGATTAGTAGACAATTTTTTTAACAACGAATCAGCGTGGAAAAATGAAATTGTAACTTACTATCCATCAAAACTAACAGTAGAGGTAAAAGATGATACATTAGAATTCGCCTACTCAGTATTAGGACATGAACCAAAAAATGTAACAGTAGATTGTTACGAAGACCGTATCCATATAAAAGCCATAAAAGATACAGAAGATAAATCTGTAATTGGACAAATGACTAGAGATATAGATGAAACCCTACGTCTAGCTAAAGATTTTGATGGTACGAAATCTAAAGCCGAAATAAAAAATGGAATACTATTTATTAAAGTTGAGAAAAAAGAATCTCAAAAGCCAAAACAGTTACAGATTAAATTTTAATTATTCAGATTTTTTTCGTATCTTCAAAGGGGTAGTTACTTAACTACTCCTTTTTTTATTTACAAAATATTTATTAGTATGATATACAATGAAAAAATACAAACTCTTTTAGAAACCTTAGATGGTAAACTAAGGTTATTAGAAAATGCAGCCAATGGTGTGCAGAATATTACACATTCAGATATAATTAATTTAATTAGTGATTCTAAAAAAATAGTAGAAAGGGTATCTGAATTAGTTTCCGTAAACAGATAAAAAAATCTATAATTATGAACTGGCTTAAATATTTAGTTGGTATTTCTGCTATATTAGTAGCAGGATGTGCCGCTTTCTTTTCTGTGACAGGATTGGGTGTTCTATTTAGTGGGGCATCTGTTGCTGTTATGATAATGGCTTCTGCATTAGAACTAGCAAAATTAGTTGCTGCAACATATCTAAAACAAACTTGGGATAAAACAAATGGATTTAATAAATGGTATCTTACAATTGCAGTAGCATCTTTAATGTTAATTACTTCTGCAGGCATTTTTGGTTATTTGTCTAATGCTTTCCAACAACAAAACCTAAAATTAGCTCAAATTGAGAGAGAGATTTCAGTATACGATATAAAAATAAAACAAAATGAGAATGAAATAGCCAGATACACTACACAGTTAAATAACTTACAAACTATTCGTAACTCACAGGAGCAAAATATAAGTAAAGTTGTTGAAAGAAATGGTAGTACCAGAAGACTTACTCAAATGGTAAGTAATGCAGATAAAGAAATAACATCAATTTCACAAAAAATCAATAAACTAACCGAAGAAAATAACAAAAATTACGAAGAAATTAATAAAATTAAGAACCAAAATATAGAAACAGAAAGAGAAGTAGGCGGATTTCGTTTTGTAGCTGATGCGTTTGGGGTAGAACTTAATAAAGTAGTAAAATTTTTCATAATTTTAATAGTTTTTGTGTTTGACCCACTTGCGATTGCTTTGATAATTGCATTTAACGGATTAATTGGTAAGAAAAATATGTATGGTGAATATCAAGAACAAAAAAATTACCAAATTTATGAAGATAGTGGAAAAAATTCACCAAAACCAGAAGAAAAAGAGGAAATAGTAGAAAATATTATACAATCCGAAGAAGATAAAGAGGTTTTTGCAGAAGCAATAGAAAATCCACCTGCTCCTAATGAAGAATTAGTTGAAGCCAAAAAAGAATACGATGAAATTATAGAACCTATTGAAGAAAAAACAGAAAATTTCGAAAATTTAGAAAAATTAACAGATGAAGCCATAGAAAATGATGATCCTTCACAGAATTTAATATGGGAACAATATATGCATCCTGATTTTCCATGGCATAAGAAAAATCTATGGATAAATAATCAAAAAGCGGTACAATATTGGTTAAATAATAAAGGTGGTACTGTTAAAGAATTATCTAAAATCCAAGAAGAGGAAGCAAATACTAAAACCTATTAAAATTTGGTTATTAACTATTTTTTTCGTATATTGTAGTTATGAATTTAGGATATGCATGTATTAATATGACAATTGGTAAAAAACACACTACCAATCGTTCAATGATTAAAAAAACCTTTCAACAAAAGGGGTTAGATTATGTTTCTGAATTAGCATTAAAAAATGCTAATGATATTTTACCTATATTAGAGTGGAATATAAAACATAACATTAGGTTTTTCAGATTAAGTTCTGCTATAATACCGTGGGGTGATAAATTAGATTTAACTCAACTAAAAGATTACGATGAATTTAAAAAAGCATTAAAATCAGCAGGTGATTACGCATCTGATATGGATATTAGAATAAATTCTCATCCCGGTCCATTTGTTGTCCTAACTTCTCCAAAAGAAAGTGTAATTGAAAATTCATTATTGGATTTGGAAATGCATGGTAAGATATTTGATATGATGTGTTTATCACAAACACCTTATAATAACATTAATATCCATTGTAATGGGGTTTATGGGGATAAAAAGACTGCTATGGATAGATTCATCACCAATTTCAAAAGACTCTCTAAATCGGTTCGTAATAGGCTTACAATCGAAAATGATGATAAGGCTTCAATGTATTCGGTAAAAGACCTTATGTACATTTATGACAAAACAGGAATTCCGATTGTATTTGATTATCATCACCATCAATTTTGTACAGGCGGTTTATCCGAAGAAGAAGCACTTAAGTTGGCAGCAACAACTTGGCCGGATGGAATTACTCAAGAAGTTCACTATTCCGAATCAAAAGAAGGAAATAAACCACAAGCACATTCCGATTATATAAAAAGACTTCCACATACTTATAATACTAAAGTAGATATTATGGTTGAAGCAAAAGCAAAAGAACTAGCCATTTTACCATTCTTAAAATAAACTATTATGGCGTACTCTGATAAAGTTTTAGACCACTATTCAAATCCAAGAAATATTGGAACATTAGATAAATCCAAGTCAAATGTAGGAACAGGTTTGGTTGGAGCACCAGAATGTGGTGATGTAATGAGATTACAAATAGAAGTTGAAGATGGTATTATTAAAGATGCTAAATTCAAAACATTCGGTTGCGGATCAGCTATAGCAGCATCATCTCTGGCTACCGAATGGTTGAAGGGTATGAGTGTAGAAGATGCAATGAAGTTTGATAATATGGAAATTGTAGAGGAATTGAATCTTCCTCCCGTTAAGATACATTGTTCTGTTCTTGCAGAAGATGCTATCAAAGCCGCTATAAATGATTATAGAATTAAAAACGGATTAGAAGAAATTAAATTTGAAAATTAAAAATAAGTTATGAAATTAGTAATTGATAAAAACAAAACAGGATTAACCACAAAAGAATTCGCAGAGTATCTTAAAACGCCAGTTCCATCTACTTCATTTACTACAGAAGAAGCAGAAGAAATTCGTAAAAAATTAGAAGAAGCCCATAAAGAATATGGAGGTATAGGAATATCTGCTACACAAATTGGAATTAAAAAAAGAGCATGTTATATTAAATTTGGAGATGAAGAATTATTCTTATTAAATCCTTTTATTAAAGAACGTTCCGAAGAAGGTTTCCTTTTCTTTGAAGGATGTCTTTCTATTCCGAAAACAATGGAAAGACCTATACGGACAATTCGTGCTTCAAAAGTAGTTGTACAAACGGATAATTTAGGTGAACTTACATTTGAAATTAATCCAGAAGGAGATAAAGAGCAAATCTCACCTGAAACTCTTAAAACCGTTGTTGTTCAGCATGAAATAGATCACTTAGACGGAATTACGATAAGAGATAGAATTTATTCCACAACAGTTACAAAGAAAAATCAATACGGAAGAAACGATAAAGTGATTATGAAATCTCCACAAGGAGAAATGATAGAGGTTAAATATAAAAATGCAAATAAACTCTTTTTACAAGGTTACGAAATAGTATAACTTATGGAAATTTTAATATTTATATTACTTCTCATTATAGGAGTAGGGGTTTATGTTATCATAAATCTTTTACGAAAATTAGAAAAATACGAAGATTTTATAGAAAGTGAATTACAAAAAAATCAATCATTACTGGAGGCATTGAGACGAATAGATAATCGTCAAATGTTTGAGAAGGACGATGATGTAGGTTCTATATTTTATCAAATAAAAGAAACTATTGAACGTTTCAAAAAATTTTAAATATGCCCCGTAAAAAAACGCAAAGACAGTACTTCACAAAAGATACAGAAGATGCAATAATACTCTACAACAAAACAGAAAGTAAACTAATTAAAGATAAAATCTACAAAGACCACATTCAAAAATCATTTGAAAAACTAGCAGAGATAGTTTATAACAAGTGGAAATTTACTTATTTTGATGATGACCCTCAAGATGTAATGGCGGAGGTTGTTGCATTTATGATTGAAAAAATTCATATGTATCAAGAAGGTAAAGGAAAGGCATTCTCCTACTTTACAATCGTAGCAAGGAATTATCTTATCTTAAATAATAACTCAAATTATAAGCGGTATAAAGATACTGATGTAATTTCTAATATGCCAGAG